CTTGCCCTGACTGACATCGGTGCAAACGTCGCAGGTGTAGACAATACTGGTGATTCCACTTCGGGTAATTCTCGTTGCGCGATTTCTGACACGTCTGCCACCACTAACACTCTGCCTTTCCGTATTGTTGGTATGGTTGAGGAAACTAAAAACAGCTCGGGTGGTTATACCGAAGCCTACGTTAAATGGAACGCAGGCCATCAGTATGACAACACGACTGGCGTATAAGGAGGAGTAGACAATGGCTATTTCACGCGCCCAGTTACTTAAAGAACTCCTCCCCGGACTGAACGCTTTGTTCGGTATGGAGTACGCGAAGTATGGTGAAGAGCACGCAGAGATTTTCGATACCGAAAGTTCTGATCGCTCTTTTGAAGAAGAAACTAAGCTGTCGGGCTTTTCAGCCGCTCCTGTTAAAGGTGAAGGCGCTGCCATTGAGTATGATAATGCTCAAGAGGCATGGACTGCTCGTTACACTCACGAAACCATTGCTATGGGCTTCTCCATTACTGAAGAAGCTATCGAAGATAACCTGTATGACTCTCTGTCTGCTCGTTATACCAAAGCATTGGCTCGTGCCATGGCTTACACCAAGCAGGTTAAAGCAGCTTCTGTGTTGAACAACGCATTTGCTTCTGGTACCACTTACGGTGACGGTAAAACCTTGTGTGCTACTGACCACCCCTTGGTGTCTGGCGGTACCAACTCCAACCGTCCTGCTGTCGCTGCTGACCTTAATGAGACTTCTTTGGAAGCCGCCGTTATTGGTATCAGCCAGTGGACAGACGAACGTGGTCTGTTGATCGCTGCCAAACCGCGTAAGTTGATCGTTCCACCGAACCTCCAGTTTGTTGCAACTCGTTTGCTTGAGACTGAAGGTCGTGTAGCAACTGCCGATAATGATCTGAACGCCCTGCGCTCTATGGGGTCTATCCCCGAGGGTTACGGCGTTAACCATTATCTGACAGATACTAACGCTTGGTTTTTGTTGACTGACGTACCCAATGGCTTGAAGCACTTTGTCCGTACTCCGATGAGCACCTCTATGGATGCTGATTTTGATACTGGCAACAGCCGCTATAAAGCTCGTGAGCGTTACTCCTTCGGGGTCTCTGACCCACTGGGAATCTACGGCTCTCCGGGTGCTTAACAGATTGGGGGCCTTCGGGCCCCTTTTCTTTTGTTGACTTGTTATCACAAATAGTGCTAAAAAGTTAACTATCGGGATAACCGGTACTACTGACAGACCCGACTGACGACATGCAGACAGTAGTACCTAACTCGCATGTGAGGACAATTTAATGGCTTCTACTACTTTTTCTGGTCCTGTGACCTCAACCAACGGCTTCGTTGGCGATATTAAAGTTCCTACTTACACTGTAGCATCCGCTCCTTCCGCGGCTTCCGCCGGTGCTGGTACTCTTATCTACGTTTCCAATGGTGCAGCAGGCTCAGCGATTCTCGCGTTTTCTGATGGCACTGATTGGCTGCGTTCTGATACTGGTGCAGCTATTGCGGCAGCGTAATTGGGGGTGATCTATGAGTAATCGATTCCAACCCCCTACCGCTGATGAGCTGGCACGCCGTGGGCTAAATGCCGACGGCACGAAAAAAGCTCCAGCAAAGCCCGCGCCTAAAAAAGCAGCTGCCAAAAAGACTTCTGCTAAGAAGGAGGGATAAGTTATGTCATTATCTGACGTACAATCCAAACGCGTTACCGCTACTGGCTCTTTAGCAGTTGGCCCAGCAAGGGTAAGACAGGTTCAGGTGTTGACTAACGCTACTGGCGCAGGGCGACTGACTGTAACCGATGGTGATGGCGGTAGCACAGTGCTAGACATTGATTTTCTTGCGTCTGACTCGCACTCCATCAACATTCCGGATAATGGGCTTCGGTTCACTAGTGACGTATTTATATCTGCGGCTACTAACATCGACGCTATAACCGTGTTTTATAGTTAGGGGCATTTATGCGCACCTATTACAAGTCAGGGGGTCGTGTAGAGAAATCTAAGATGTCCTGCAATAAACCGCGGCGAACTCCAAGCCACCCCAAAAAATCCCATGTCGTAAAGGCGTGTGAGGGGGGCAAAGAGAAAGTTATTCGTTTTGGAGAGCAGGGCGCTAAGACTGCTGGTAAACCTAAAGCTGGTGAGTCTGCGCGGATGAAAAAGAAACGCGCAAGTTTCAAAGCTCGCCACGCTAAAAACATCAAGAAAGGTAAGATGTCCGCTGCATTTTGGGCTGATAGGGAGAAATGGTGATGCCCGCTAAGTCTAAAAAACAGCGTAAGTTTATGGCAGCAGTAGCAAACAACCCTAAATTTGCTAAGAAAGTTGGGGTACCCCAACGTGTAGGAGAAGAATTTATGAAACCTAGCAAGAAGAAATACATGGATGGTGGCATGGCAGAATACGACGTGCCAAAGGAAAAACAGGCGGAAATGCGTAGACAGGCTAGAGATGAAGAAATGGATCGGAATATGCGAAAAGCCATGGAGAGATACGAAAAAACCCGCTATGGCAAAGGTGACAACGAAGAGACGCCTAAGAAGCCTAAGAAGGAATTTCGTTTGATGAACGATGATTCCGTAAAGTCTAAAATGGCTAAGGGTGGTAGAGTCGGTAGCAGCTGCGGCACCAAGAAGATGGCTAAAGGCGGTAAAGTACGCGGTTGCGGTGTAGCTAAACAGGGCGTCCGTCCTTGTAAGATGTACTAATGCGCCGGTATTACAAAAAAGGGGGGACGGTGAAAGACGCTTGTTACAGCAAGGTTAAATCTCGCTACAAAGTCTTTCCGTCTGCCTACGCATCTGGGGCAATCGCCAAGTGCCGTAAGGTTGGGGCGAAAAACTGGGGCAACAAAGGTAAGAAGTAATGGCCGTACGTAAGACTGCAAAAGGTACCGCACTAAAACGCTGGTTCAAAGAGGACTGGAAAGATGTGCGTACTGGCAAGTCTTGTGGTCGGAAAGAGGGCGAAAAACGAGGTACTCCTTATTGCCGCCCTACGAAGAAGGTATCGAGCAAAACCCCAAAAACAAGTGGGGAGATGACTGCTACCGAGAAACGTAAAAAGATTGCTGAGAAGAAACGATTGGGTCAGCCCGCGGGAAAACCAAAGCGCGTTAGCCCTGCTACACGCAAGAAGGCTAAAAAATGACGACATCAGGTACTACAGCGTTTAACATGGATTTTACCGAGATCGCCGAAGAAGCGTGGGAACGCGCTGGTCGGGAGATGCGGTCTGGGTATGACCTACGCACCGCCCGTCGTTCTATGAACTTACTTACGATCGAATGGCAAAACCGCGGTATCAACCTTTGGACTATTGACGAAGGCTCAGTAAACTTAGTGCAAGGTACGTCTGAATATGATTTACCAGCAGATACTATTGATTTACTAGAACAAGCTATACGTACTGGCGCGGGTAATGCCGCGACCCAATCTGACCTTACTATAAGTCGTATTAGTGTAAGTACCTACGCGTCTATCCCTAACAAGTTATCTCAAGGTAGGCCCATTCAAGTTTGGATTGAACGTTTACGCGATAACCCAAAGATTAATGTTTGGCCTGTACCTGACTCTAATGATTACGTATTTCGCTACTGGCGTATGAGGCGCGTCCAAGATGCCGGTAGTGGGGTTGAAACTGCTGATATGAATTTCCGTTTTTTCCCATGTCTAGTGGCTGGACTTGCGTATTATATTGCGATGAAAGACCCAGCATTGGCAGGGCGAATTCCTATGTTAAAGCAAGAATACGAAGAGCAGTTTATGTTGGCCGCTGGAGAAGACCGGGAAAAAACTCCAGCACGGTTTGTCCCCCGCGGTATGAGGATTTGATATGGGAGCACGGTTTGCATCAGGGCAAAAAGCTAACGGCGTTTGCGATGTTTGTGGGTTTACCTACAAATTACGCGAGCTACGTAATCTGATTGTCAAGAACCGTGATACTAATGTTAAGGCGTGTCCAGAATGTTGGAACCCTGACAACCCGCAGAACGAACTCGGACGGTACCCAGTTGACGATCCGCAAGCCCTGCGTGATCCCCGTCCAGATAATAACCAGTACGCGTCTAGTCGCGCACTTATTGAACCGGTCCGCCCCGCTGTTGGGAGCGGATTTATAGGTACTGTAACGGTAACTGTTATTTAGGAGCAGAAAAATGCGTAAGAAGATGGCAAAACCTAGCAAGAAGAAAGCTATGGGATGTGGCGGTAAGGTACATAAAATGGCCAAAGGCGGCGGAGTTAAAGTGCGCGGCTGTGGTGCAGCAACTAAGGGTACTATGGCCCGGGGGCCGATGGCGTAACTTATGAACTATACTGAGCTGACCCAAACAATCGAAGATACCTGTGAGTCCTCATTCACAGCAGATCAGCTCGCGACTTTCGTTCAGCAAGCTGAGCAGACTATTTACAACACCGTGCAGATACCCGCTTTGCGTAGGAACGTACAAGGTACGTTGACCGCTGGAAATAAGTATTTGAGCACTCCAACTGATTTTCTTTGGACATATTCATTAGCAGTTACCGATAGTGCTGGGAATACGCAGTTCCTACTAAACAAAGACGTGAACTTTATTAGGGAAGCCTACCCTAACGCATCTAGCACAGGGTTGCCTAAGCATTATGCGTATTTTGATGATAGGGCGTTTATTCTAGGACCAGCTCCTGACGATGCTTATACTACCGAGCTGCACTATGGATACTACCCAGAATCTATAGTTACTGCAGGTACGACATGGCTTGGTGACGAGTTTGACTCGGCCCTCCTTAACGGCTCGCTAATACAAGCGGTTCGATTCTTGAAGGGTGAAGCTGACGTAGTACAAATGTACGAAAAGTTGTATCTGCAGGCGATTGGACTACTTAAAAACTTGGGGGATGGTAAACTTCGTGAAGATGCTTACCGTTCTGGGCAATTCCGTACCGCGGTAAGTTAAGGAGATTTACATGGCAATCACACAAGCGATGTGCACGTCGTTCAAAAAAGCTCTTCTCGATGGAGAGATGGACTTTAGTTCAGACACTGTACAGACATTTAAAATAGCACTATACACTTCATCTGCTAGCCTAGACGCGACTACAACCGCGTACTCTGCTACGAATGAGGTAGTAGGTACTGGATATACAGCTGGAGGCAATACGTTGACAGTTGTTGCCCCAACAACTTCTGGAACTACAGCTTACTTAGATTTCAATGACACAACGTGGTCTACTGCAACGATCACTGCTCGTGGGGCGTTGATTTACCAGTCTGGCGGCTCTAATCCAGCCGTTGCGGTCCTTGATTTTGGGGCTGATAAAACGTCTACTGCCGGTGACTTTACTATCCAGTTCCCTACAGCAGACGCATCAAACGCTATCGTTCGCATTGCGTAGATTGAGCTATGGCTGACGTCGTTGTTACTTATCGTGGGTACTCCGCCGGAGGGTGGGGTGAGACCGCGTGGGGGCAAGACGTCCAGTTGCCATACGCTACTGGTACGGTTGGTACTGTATCTGTAGTAGCAAATGCAAATGTTTACCCAGCGGGGCTATCCGCCAGTGCAGGGCTTGGCTCTGTATTAGTAGTAGCTGAAGCAAACATATACCCTACGGGCGTATCAGCCGCAGGACAAACGGGCACGGTAGATATAACAACCGAT